GCCACGCATTCGCACGAGATCGACTGTGCGGGGTTCAAGTACGCCGCCATCGACGTGATCTACTCGCCGTTCACGGCGGCGACCGCGTCCTACGCCAGCGTGCTGAAGGTGCAGGAGTCGGACGCCTCCGGCTCGGGCCAGACGGACATCAGCGGTGTGTCGATCACGGCGGGTGCCGGCAGCACGACCGGGGCAAACGTCGGTGCGGTCGCCCGGTTCAACATCGACCTGCGGGGCCGCAAGCGGTACCTGACGGTCGTGACGAGCCCCGGCAACACGGTGGCCGTAATGACCAACGCCCGGCTTACCAAGGCCGAGCAGTTCCCGGTCACCGCCACTGAGTCGGGCGTCAACAACGTCAACAACTCCTGACGCTTGACAGCCAACGGATAACGCCCAATGCGGGCGGCTCGGCACGCCCGGGCCGCCCGTTTGGCATTGAGGGACTGTCTGTGAAAGTTTCCGTCGGCAACGTGCAGCACGACCTGCGAGTGGAGGCCGCGTTCAGCGTGCCTCGCTTGGGTTTTCAGGACAATTTCTTTTGCACCATGCAGAGCCTCATGCCGCTCGGCATCCGGCCGACCAAGTTCACCGGGGCGTTCTGGGAACAGTGCCTTGATCGTGTGCTGCTCGACATGATTGAACGCACCGACTGGGTGCTTGTCATCGACTTTGACAGCGTCTTTGAGGCCGACACCATCCAGCGGCTGATGACCGCAGCCATGGTCAGCGGGTTTGACGCCGTGGCCCCGCTGCAGACGAAGCGAGACGAAGGCGTGCCCATGTTCACGCCCGAGGGGCACGACGGCACCATCGGCCTGGTGCAGCTGCCCAATACGTGGTTCGAGGCGGTGGTGCAGCCGGTGGCGACCGCTCACTTCGGGTGCACGCTCATCCGCAGCGAGGCGTTGAAGCGCACGCCATCCCCGTGGTTCCTCGGTACGCCGCGGCCGGATGGCCACTGGGGCGATGCCCCTGCTGGCGAAGTGACTCGCGTGGACCCCGATATTCACTTCTGGAAGCAGTTCAAGGCAGCCGGCAACACGCTGGGCATTGCCCCGCAGGTGGCGATTGGCCACGCCGAGCTTAAGTTCACGTGGCCGGGCCGCGACTTGAAACCCGTCTACCAAACACCCAGCCACTACTGGAGTCAGGGCGGACGTCGCCCGGCCGAGGCGTGGGGATCTGTCGAGCACGGAGACGCCAGCAATGCAACCTGACCACGTCCGCCTGCGGTTCCTGCGGCCCCACGGTGCGTACCGCAAGGGCGACATCATTGAATATCCAAAGGGGCCGGCGAAGTCGCTCGTCATCGCCGGGGCGGTCGAGATCGTCGCCGACGAGCCGCAGCTGCTCGAGGTGGCGATGGTGGAGAACCGGGCCGCTGAAACGGCCGACGCCACGCGGCGTAGAGGGAGGAAGGCCCGATGAGGTATCGCAGCCTGGTGCGGGCCACCGAGCCCGCCAATAACCCGGTGACGCTGGCCGAGGCCAAGCTGCACCTGCGTATCGACAACACAGACGACGATGCGTTAATCGGCAATCTGATCACGGCAGCCACCCGGTGGGCCGAGGACTACACCGACCGCACCTTTTGCACGACGCAGTGGACGATGCGGCTCGATTCGTTCTACGGCCCCGTGGGCAGCCCGGTGCAGTTCGGGCTGAAGGCGGATGGAAACAACATCGAAGGCCGCCAGGGCACGGTGCCCAATCTGGACGTAGAACTTCCCAGGCCGCCGATGGTGCAGTCTGGCACTGCCACGGCGGTCACGATCACCTACACGCCATCCGCTGGGGCCTCTACGGCGACGCTGGACGCCACGGAGTACCGGGTGGACCGGCAGGCCACCCCGGGCGTCTGCCGGCCGTTGTATGGCACGACGTGGCCTTCCCACCTGGTGGACCAGAACAGCACCACCGTGACGTGGTACGCCGGCTACTCCGCAGACGGCACAAGCGTTCCGGCCCCGGTGAAATCGGCCGTCCTCATGATCGTGTCGCACCTGTGGAGCAACCGCGACGCGGCAGCCGAGGCCGCGCTGACCGAGGTGCCGTTTGGCGTCAAGGCGATGCTCGACACCATTCGCTGGGGGAGCTACCGCTGATGCCACTGCCAGCAGGCGACATGTGGACCCGCGTGACGATTCAGCAGGCCGCCAAGACTCAGAACGAGGCGGGCGAGACCGTGCTGGCGTGGTCTACGTTCGCCACCGTGTGGGCATCGGTGGAGTCGCTGTCCGCCAGGGAGACAGAACGCTTTGCTGAGACCGTTGGCTTCATGACGCACCGGGTCAAGATCCGCTACTTGTCCGGCGTAACGGGTGCCATGCGGATTCTCTACCGCAACCGCGTTCTGGAGATTGGCCAGGTCATTGAGCAAGAACGGCTCTGGCATCAAGAGATCATCTGCACTGAAAAGAGGGATGACGGATGAGCCTGCCCGAAGCACCCGAAGCGTTTTTGTACCAGCGCCTGACGAGCCAGACGGCCGTCTCGTCGCTCATCGGGCAGCGGGTATTTCCGCTGATTGCCCCCACGGGGACGCCGTTACCGCTGGTGGTGTTTCAGCGTACGGCCGTGGAGCGTCCGCAGTCGCTCGCGGGCAACGTCGGCAATCCCGTGGTGACGATGCAGCTGACTACCTACGGGACGTCCTACACGTCGGTGAAGTCGATCGCTCGAGCTGTCCGCCTGGCGGTGGACGGGTGGACGGGGACCACAGCCGGCGTGACGATTCAGCGGACCACGCTGCAGACCGAAGCCGATGGCGTGGACATGCCGGCCGATGACCAGATGCTGCCCTACTACAACGTGCAGCAGACGTACGAGTTCCGCATCAATGAGGCAACGTAATGATTGAGACGGCGCTTGGCGTTGCCGGTCACGCAGAGGTCCGCGCCTCGTTGGCGTCTGACGAGATCAAGAAGTTGCAGGACGAGCTGCGGACGTTTCCCGACAAGATCATGCGGCGATACGGCCTTATGGCCGTCAAGAAAGCTGCATACTGGGGCAAGTCTGCCCTTGAGCGTCAGGTGGGAAGACTTGGCAAAAAGACCGGCAACTTAGCCCGCGCCGTTGCCATGAAAACCAAGGTCTACACCCGCAATCGGATGAACATGATGGTGCCGGTTGCAGTTGTGGGATATCGCAGAAGTGGCACAGGCGATTCAAAGAAGGTGCCCGGCGGCAAGATTAAAGTCGGAAACGACCGAGCGTTTCACTCGCACCTGGTTGAGTTTGGCACCAAGCGCCGGTTCCCCGGCAAAAGCAAGAAAGTCAAGTCTAGTCGCGCTTCCGTGAACGGGTTTCGACAGACACTGGTGCTCAGATCCAAGGAGGCCGTGGATCCCAACAAGAAAGTTGTCATGAGTTCGTACAACACAAGCGGCCCGTTCCAAAGCACCAAGTCTGGAACACAGCCGCCATACCCCTTGGCGTTCTTGGCGTCTGTTGATCCTCGCCGTGGGCTTGGTGCCATGCCGGCTTACCATCCGCTCCAAAAAGCGTTTGATTCCAGCAAATCCACGATGCAGAGCGTGCTGCTCGCTCAGCTGCAGATTGGTGTCCAGAAAGCAAAGAAAGACTTGGAAGACGGCAAGTATTGACTCTGCAAGGATTGCCCTTTTCGCCCATAAGTTTTAAGTGGGGCTTAAAGCCCACGAGTCACTAGGAGATATGCCAAATGGCCGCAGATTCGCAGGGCAGTAACTTCGTTTTCGCGGGCTCGACGTACACCGTCACCAGCGTCACCGTGACGCCGGGCGGAGACCTGCTCGACAACTCGCACCTCGGATTGGCCAGCGGTGCCAATCGCACCTATCAGTCGCCGGCGCTTATCGACAATGAGATCAGCTGCGAGGCGTACGGCGTGACGGCGGTGGCGATTGGCGCATCTGGCGTGCTGTCGTTCGCCGCCGCGACGTACACCGCCACGGTCTCGTCTTCGAGCGTGGCCTACTCTGTGGGCGAGCTGGTCAAGCAGTCCCTGACTTTCAAGGTCAAGAGCTAACGACGGGAGGCCGTCGTGGCAAACGTAACGCAGGGCACGACCGTCACCTGGAATGGCGTAACGCTCGGCGAGCTCGTGAGCGTCAGCGTCGATGGCATCTCGTCTGATGCCGTCGAAGTCACGCCCCGCACGCAAGCGTCTCGCATTAAGTCGTTCTCGCCTGCCGACGTCGATCTCGGCAGCATCTCGTGCACTCTTCGCGGGTCGGCCGCGATGTCCAGCACCAACGTCGGCTTGACGGCTGCGTTATCTATCACTGGCACTGGCATCTCGTTCTCGTTTTCCAAGGCCATTTTTCAGAACCTCGGATGGTCGGCAAGCGTGGGCGAGCTGCAGCTGTACTCCGTGTCGTTCAAGGTAGGAGCGTGACGTGGGACTAGCCGACGAGATCCTGGCGGTGGACAGCGACGCGAGCGTGCGAGTTCACGTCCCTGAATGGAAGCGTGACGTGTTCATCCGGGCGTTGCCCCTTGGTGACTTGCAGGCGTGGGAGCTGGCGTGCCTGAGAGCCAAGGGTGAGGGCGTGGACGACTACCGCACCCGCTACCTGGCCAAGTGCCTTGTGGACGATCGTGGCGTCGAGATCTTCACGAGCGACCAGCTCAAGAGAATCAGCGGCACTGTCGGGGCTCGGTTGTTCAAAATCGCTCAGAAGCACAACGAGCTTGACGAGAAAGACATCGAGGAGATTGGAAAAAACTGATTGACCGGCCGCTGGATGCGTTCCCGCTGCTGCTGGCCGGTCACCTGGGCATGACGGTGCGGGAGCTCGGGCAACGCATGGACGTTACTGAGTATCGGAGATGGTTGGCATTTCATCGGTACGTTAATCCTTTGGGCGGCGAGTGGCGACAGACAGCACGAATCGTGGCCGCAACATTGGCCCCATATTGCGGACGAGGCAGGCCGCCGAGGGAAGACGATTTCATGCCGATTGCCAAACCGCCAATGACGCCAGAACAGATTGCAGCGGAACTCAGCAAACTCAGTCGGTGACGCATGGCCACGATCGGTATCGGTTTTACGCTGTCGGCTAACGCCGCCAAGATGGCTGGCGGCGTTAACGAAGCCGTTAAGCAATTGGACAAAATTGGCGACGCTGCAAAAAAGGTTTCTCGCGACGTCGGCGCTTTAAAAACTCTTGCCATTGGCTCAGTGGTGGCCAAGGGTGTCGGAATGGCAGCGAATGCGTTCACGTCCGCTGCGAGCACGGCTTTTAACTACGCATCTTCCGTGGCGTCATCTGTTGACGCCATGAACGATTTATCCGATCGCATTGGAATTGGCGTGGAATCTCTGCAAGTCTTCGACATGGCAGCCAGTCTGGCTGGCGTGGAGAACGGCGCGGCGGCGCTGCAAAAACTAACGACCGTGATCGGGCAGGCCGCCGAAAGCGGCAACACCGAAGCGTTCACCAAGCTTGGCCTGGACTTTGAGCAGCTGCAGGCCATGTCGCCAGAGGAGCAGTTCCGAGCCATCCAGCAGGCAATCTCCGCGCTGTCGACGCCGGCCGAGCGGGCTGCGGCTGCCGTGTCCTTGTTCGGCAAGTCAGGCGTC